CTGCCCGCCGCGCGGGGGGCGCAATTTAACGACGGGCTTGCTTAATTCTTGATTAGAGCTTGATTAGTTTACTTCGTAGTCGCCGATGCTGTTTTCTTCCGTTCTGACTTCCCAGCACTCGCAGGTGTCCTCCGGGTCAGTGAAGTCGGCACGGTTCGGAGAATTGCCGTTGAAGCATACCCAGGTGTAGCCCTCATGCCAGCGGCAGGTGCAGCAGGTTCTTTCAGGTTCCATCATCCTGTGTTCCTTTCGTCACGGTTCTAGCAGTGTGTGGCAAATCGGACAGGCGTGCGGTTCCCAATCTGTCCTGTACCCGCATACCGGGCACTCATACCAGCCGTATGGAAACACACCGGTAGCGTCATAGAATTCACGCTGCCATTTAAGTGGTTTCGGCAGTGGGGTGCCGGTCGCTTTCGCAAATTGGGCGGCCCGCATAGCAGTTGCAATGGCATCCCTTGCAGGTTTCAAAGAATCGTGTTCTTCCTTTTTCTTGGAGTTATCTGTCTTATCCTCCATGTCGGCCACCTTCATAAAAACGATTCATCGTTTCGCGGTACACTTTGTAGCACTCCGGGCACAGATCTCCGATTCCATGGATGTTTCTCATTTCAAGCGCCCAACCATCCAATGCTTTCTGGTCAAACACACCATCGTCGAACCGTTCCGCGAACACCTGCTTTCCGCACCGGTTGCAGATAAACATTGCTCCGTTCTGTCTCATGGTACTGTCTCCAACTTTCCAACTTCAAAATCTTCAAGGTTCGGGTGCAACTTCTTCCTCTCGATCCCGAACTTTGCCCTTGCTCAGTGCCAGAGGACCACGTTTGACGAATGGGCCAGATATGTTGTTCCGTTAATTTTGACCTGTAACTGGTCGCCTTCATAATCGTTCCAGCTATCCACCTTGCCCTCAATTACGGTTCCATCCGGCATTTTAATCTGTGCCTGCGAATATTCGTAGGTCAAATCAATTACCTGCTTGTTGCATCCCGTCATCAGCAAAACGCTTGCCGCCACAGATGCTCCCACCATAAAAATCTTTCTCATTTCTTTGCCTCCTGCTTTTCATTGAGTTTTACTACCGGCTGCGGCTGGTCGCTGCGGTTCAGCGGCTTATCAAAGCACACATTCCATGGATCGCCCTCCGGCTTGTCATGCCATGCCAAGGCGTGGCGAATGACAAGCCATACCTGTTCTGCCCGGTACGGAATCTCCATCAGGTCGGAGATTGGGGCAGGGAGAACGTACCGGCGATATAGGTTATCCAGTCCATCCTGCATATCGTTCCGGCGGTGGATTGAAACCGTGAAAGCGTTGTCCCGCTGTTCCTTTGTCTTGAACTCATTATGTTTGGCATCGGAATAGAACTTTGCCATGCACAGATCATCGGCTACATCCCAGAACTGGCCCATATGTAAGCGCAAGTACCACTCGCAGGCCGCTTGCACAGCCTCGGCCACCGGGCGGCTCATGGTCAGCGTGATGGTCTCGATTTCGGTAGGTGCGTCATTCTTCTTCACCATAGTGCGGATCCTTTGCCCCCGGCCAGTGACGGCGCTGGCTGCGCTCAAACTTCCGGGCCATCGCTGCTGTCTGAATAGCTTCCACGGCCAGAGCAACAGCCCGATCATATACACCCTTCGTGGAAATCTGCGGATTGTTGGAGTAAACATTCATCCACATTGCATTGAGTTCCTGACGCAGACCGTTCATTTCCTGCACAGCTTCCACGACTTCTTCTTGGATGATTCCCGCGCCCTCATGCGGCCCTGCAAACATCCGAAACTTCTTGTTTGCAGCGGCCAGCTCAATTTTGACCAGCCGCTTCACGTCATTTTTCACTGCATCCATGGTCAACCCTCCGTCCGGCTCTTGATCTCAGCCAGCAGATCATCCAGCGGAACATTTGCAAGAGAAAACCCGGCCTCGCCTTCGTCCTCAACAGAGACCAAGAGTGCAGAGGAAAAGCACAAAACGGGGCGAACACCATAGGAGTGGTAGTACCAGAGGTTGTAGCTGGAGCCATCGGTGTTGACGTACCAGACGCTGCTGCCACTGTAGGTGTACGGAGAGCTGTTCGGCGTACCGTAAGGAGTTGCCAGCCACCACGGCACATCTGCCTTCGGAATCAGCCGCCAATACTTGCCATACTGGCGCAGGGTCAGCAAGCCAATCCGGTACTCGACAGTTCCATATTCAGTCTGGCCGGTCGTATCCTGCAGATCAATCTTGAACGGGATGAAAATATCCAGCGGCGTGCCTTTCTCGGTAAACTCTGCCAAACGGTTGCCCAGATACGACATGATCTCGCTCCGGCGCAGATCATTGGGGCATTCCGGGTCGTCTCCCTCACGGAACGGCATTTTCGTCCAAATGTCCTTTGCCAGAACGAGGCAGCCGTGTTCGTCCGCATCCAGCTTCACAAACTCCTTGCCCAGCGCTCTGAAGATGCCACCATTTTTCACATCACCCAAGGTTACACTTTTCAAAATCTTGCTCATCGTTATTCCTCCACTAAAACCACATTGGCCCAGCTGGTCTCGTATGTTTTCCCGTCAATCGTGACTTTCACGATACGATCATTGTGTGCAAACGAACTTACCTCGTCCGCCCGTCCTTTGTCCAGTAAAGTGCCGTCCGGCAGGTAAACATATACCGTCTTGACCGGTTTTTCACCGCTTGCTGTGCCCTTGACCGCTTCACACCCAGTCAGTGTTACGCACAGCGCGGCAGTGCAGGTGGACAAAGCCAGCAGTTCCAAAGTCTTACGCATCGTTTTTGTTCTCCTGTTCGCTCAAGTCCTCCACATCGGCAACATCCCTAGTCTTTTTCACCATGTCGGCAAGCTCACGCAGTCCAGACTTTGCCAGAGGTTCCAGCTTTACAGGAAGCACCGCGCCGCGCACCACCATTCCGTCCTTGATAACATAGTAGCGTCCGCCGCTCGCCATCTTCCTGGCGCAGTATTTGAAATATCCGCTCTTGCGGATTTCATCTGCTACTGGCATGATCTGCTTCGCATCCACAAAACCGACCGTTCCCGAAACAGGCTCGATCATTGGAACCAGTTCACACCCGCAGTACCGGATACTGATTCTTCCGGTCACGCAGTCCATTTCTCCGTCTTCCGTGTCGTCCAAATCCATCCCTTCGATGTGATGGAGATCATCCGGGCAGTCATTATCAAACTCGATGTCTGCCCATTCCTTTTTGCTGATGCCCAGGAGGGTTGCCAACTCACTTTCATTTTGTGCCTTCGGAAATCCGGTCAGCGGGAAGATTGCCGTTTTGGTTCCAATGTACAAATCATAGGTTCTGCAATCGTCATAGAACACTTTGTAGAGTTTACAGTACCCATCTGCCTTAATGAGCTTTGCGATTGCTGCCAGCTTCATTTGCTTCTCCTTTCAATTTCGATAGCCTGAACTTCAAACTTTTCGTACTCCGGGTAATGATTCTCGGCCTGCTCCTTGGCTTTTTCAACAGCCTGTTCGGCGCTGTCCGCATCCAGCCGGTACGGCAGCCAACCCGGCCACCCACCAGCACCGGTCGCTTTCAGCAAAATGTAGTACCTCTGCATCGGTGTGTTCTCCTTTCAGTTTTGGGCAATCCCGGAGTTGAACCGGGCCGGGCCTGTTCCCATGCTCACAAAAAAGGCCGCCGCAGCGGGCGGCCTGTGTCAGGAGTTGTGCGACCTTATTTTCAAAATTTTCTTTGCTTCCTCTGCGTGGAGAAGGACGCTGTCCCGGCAGGTCATACCCGGCTCTTGTAGCTCATAGAGCTTGCACTCTTTCGTGCAGCCTTTACTGCCTTTTCTGGTCTGTTCATTACACGTTATAAACCGTGCCGAGAGGATCCGTGTCAGTGTTTCATTGTCCATCATGCCACCAGATACAGCCAAAGGAATTTAATCAGTGCGGCCGGCACAAAGAAAATCAATGCCGCCCACAGTGCCACAGCTGCCAAAACCATCAGAACACCCAGTGTTTTCACAAATCCGTCCATTGCTTTTTCTCCTTTTAAGTTCAATTCTTGCCCAAGCTGCAAGGTCTTTCCAGTTTTCAGATTCCCAGTGACATGGAGTATCGCTGGCGCGTTTATCAACTGCTTCTGCAAGTTTTTCAACGCACAAGTCAGGCAACTCCTCAATGTGTGATTCAAAAAACATAGCCATGACATCCAACGGGGCACCCGCAGCAGCAATAGCCAAAACTTCTGCGTCATTTTTCTTGTCTCCGTGCGTTTGGAGCTTGCCCCACATCACTTCGCTGCCTCCTGGATGATCCAGACCCGGTGCGTTCCATAGCCTTGCCAGCTCAGTGCATCTTCGTGGCTTCCAGAAACGGCTATGTCCAAGTGTTTTCCCTGGATTCCCGCTCCTTTGTCCTGAACGATCCGCACTCCTACATCCTCGATATAGAGGACAGTCCCAAACGGGAACACGTCCGGGTCTGCCGCCACCGTCACATCAGCTTCCACGGGGGCACCGCTGGCTGTGATCCCGGTTCCTGTTCCGCAGATGTGCTCTCGCTTTTCGGTGCAATAGGCTGTACAGAGAAAATCTCCAGCATCTTCAACCAGCAGCTTCCCATCCAGCCGGTCCCGTGCTTTCAGAGAATCCCGCAGGGTATCGGCGTACTCTGCAATCTCTTTCGACACGCCCTCCCAGTCCTCATACCTTGACTTGTAAATATCCCGCTGGCATTCCAGGTCATTGACCCGGTGATAAAGTACACTGGTCTGTATGCCAGCAATCATGACTACTACCAAGGCAATTTTTGATATGTCCACTTTCATGTTTTTTCCGTTCCTCCCATCTTGTCAAAAGTGATTGGTGCGTGCCCATGCTCTTGTGCTCGGAGTGTTCCGGTCATCCCATGCGTAACTTCCATGAAACCGCCGCCCTGGTCATTCAGCACCGTATTTCTTAACTCAAATAGCGTCTGATCTTGGTGCGTTGCCAATGTTGCCGAAAGTTCTTCTTGGACAAGCGGTCCCTTTCCTCGTCCGCGGCGCGCCACGCCCACCCGGTATCTTATTTTTGTGCGCCCCCCCCCCCCCCCCCCCCCCCCCGCAGGGTTTTGTTGCCACCATTCGATCATGCCATGAATAGCAGTCAGTAGTAAGTCCTGTAACTTCTTCCCCCTGCGGGATGCACGGTTCAAAATTCCATTCAGTGCCTTTTCGCTCAAAAACGACCACTCCGGCGGATTCTCTACGAGTATCGCAGACAGCATATACTCTGCGCCGGCGCTGGGGGATTCCCCACCATTGAGCATTGACAATTCGATAGGCAACAGCTCCGTAGTTTGCGAAGCCCCCCCACTTGCCATGTTGGAGAATAGACTGATCTGCTCTACCTCCGGCAAACTCTCTGAGGTGTAGTAATTCATTGAGGACAACTTCAAAATCCTTTCCTTTGTTCGATGACAGGGCACCGGGCACATTTTCCCAGATGACGAACCGTGGATATTTTCCGCCGGTCGCCAGCAGCATTTCCCAGATAATGCGTATTGCCTCCCAGAACAATCCAGATTTGGCACCGTTAAGTCCGGCACGTTTTCCTGCAATGCTCAAGTCCTGACATGGGCTTCCGAACGTTATGATGTCAACCGGTTCAATCAGAAAGCCCTTGATGTCCGTAACGCTTCCAAGATGCTTCATGTTCGGCAGATGCGTCTTTGTAACAGCAATGGGGTACGGCTCTACCTCGCTTGCCCAGACCGGATGCCCGCCGCACATTGCGGCGCACAGCGGCATTGTTCCGCTTCCATCGAACAGGCTTCCCAGCTTTATTTCTCCGGGCGGCTTTCCCAGTTCGCGGAACGCGTTCTTTACAAAGAACAATGCGTTTGGTAGCGCCATTCCGTTGCCCCACATTGCGTACTCTGCCGCCCTGCTGTGCAGGCCATCATGCCAGCGCATCAGGGCACGCCTGCCTTCTTCGCTGTCTGCCTGCATCATCTTCCGGTTCGGCTTTTTCCCCTTGATCTCGCAGTCCTTTGTGTAGACCTCACGCCAGAACGGCAGTTCCCGCAAGTCGGTCAGTGGTTCAATTTCTGCCCATCCGTCCGGGAAGCCTTGCAGTCTGCCACACTCCATCGGAATCAGTCTGCGCACGATCCAGTCCGGCGTTTTTCTTTGGGCAACTTCCGGGCCGCTTGATGTGCCATCATTTTTCTTCGTGAGAGTAGCCGCAGTGTTTCCAGTAACGGCTCCGTTGTAGAGGTCGATGCCGACCGTATTTTCAGGCAGCGGTTGGAGCACCGGATTTATGTAGTTCAAACTCCATCCTCCTTCTCCCTTTGCCTGAAGTGTTCCGCTGACCTCTCCACCAAGACAGTGATGTCTTGCATCGTAGGCAACGGCGTGCCGGTCCACTGTGTTCAGTGTGAACGAAGCGTTTTCTCTTACTCCGCATCCGTTCTGATTGGTATTCCGGTCAACGAAATTTCCAGCCATACAGTACGCCCCGGCCACGATAGGCGCTTCATGGTCGCACGTTAGGCATGGGCAAGTTTCGTTCAGTGTGTCCGCCGATGCCTGACCGGATGCTCTGCAAATTACCGGCCCGCTTTCACAGATTTTCATGCTGCCCCCCCCCCCCCCCCCCCCCCCCCCCACCCCCCCCCTCCCCACAACCAACAACTAC